CTAACATAAATCTAAAATAACCATGTTTTTTATTTTCTGCCATCCAAGTAGTAGAAAAAGAAGGATTGCACATACGACACTTAAAATTACAAACATTATTCAAACGAATGTGAATAGAGTTTAAACCATCCCCACGAGGAGTTTTTATTCTATGAGTTTTAAGACCATTCTCTTCATTCTTCCAACACCATTCACAATTCTGGTGCTTAATGCCAGAAGATAGAGCTTTTTTTAAGTCAGAGAGAGCTTGTCCATTGGCATACTCTTGTAAAGTAGAACCCATTGGAAAACGATTAGAAGGCATAACACAACAAGGAGTAACGCTTCCGTCCTCCTCGATGTGAAGTTCTGTATAAGGTCTATCGCAGTATGTTTTAGAGAGAGGCTGCTCGTTTGTATAAGATGTTATTGTTTTTTCCTAAAAGGTCATTTATGTTAGCTTCGTACTCTTGCTTTAAAGCAGTTTGATCTTCAAGTTGGTGATTTAAAAACTGTTCACGCAATCTGCGGTAAAAGTTCTTCCAAGTAGTGCCGTGAGGCTTGCCACGAAAACCGTTGATACGGTATGAATAATATTGAAGTGCGTGTCCAATTTCATGAAGAATTGTTAAACGTAGTTTATCATATTTGTTACGAGTGTAAATCCCACCGATAAAAGGATCAGCATCAAAAGATTTATACTCATAAACTCTATTGATTTCTCCTTCTGTTTTATGGATACACCACTTCATAGCAATATTAATGCCTGGACCATCAGCATAGTATCCACCACGAGAACAACGACGCTTCGCACTCCAATCAAGAGTTCTACCGCCTGATAGAGAAAATTTTGGGTATATCTCTGCTTGTATCCAAGTTTCTACTTCTCGAATAAAGTCATTAGCAAATTTGTTGTATTCAACTTGTTCTGTCAGTTTCATTTTTATCCTCATCAATTTTGTATATGTCTGTAAATAAGTGTTCGTATAGCAGTACTAAAGGTATTCCTATAAAAAATATAAACGCAATTAATACTTTAAATAGTATTGAACTAACGTCTTTTGCCTGTTTGATCATCATTCGCCTCCGAGGTAGAAAGCACTACAAGGTTACCTTTGTTATATGCTTGACCCACTGTTACACCTGTGCCAGAATACTTTTTAGAACCGCGCACAAAACCATTACCTACTCGATCAGAAGTAGGGTGCGTTTGTTTTGTAGAATAGTCTGGGATTGAAGGTCTTGCTTTAGGTTTTTTAGCAAGTTGTTGAGGATGAACGCCCATACGACGCAACCAAGCATCGTGATAAGCGAGTTGTTCTGCTTTTTTAGATTTACGCATAATATCTCCTATTTTGTTTATCTTAACAAAATAAAAGGCATTATGCAATGATTAAGTAGAGTCAGGTATACTGTCATACACTTCTTTTTCAGGAATACAGCGAATCGGGTATTGAATGCCTTCAGTATCATGTTTCTCATTTAAATCAAGTTGAAAATCTTGCTCAAAGCTATTTACATAAGACTGACACTCAATTTCAGTGAGAAAAGGATACTTATAAACATATAAGTCAATAAGTCCATAAATATCAGGTGTAGGATTGATTAATGCTACTATTAACCACTTCATAGTCTTAACTCCTCGTAATCTCGTAGGCAATCAACATATCTACCATCAATGTCAGGTTTTAATAGAGCTACTACAAGATTACGAGCACGGGCTACTGCATCCCAGCTGTCGTCACAAAAGATAGCAACACGATTTCCGTGAGAAGGATTAGTATGATACTGATTAGGATCATCTATTTGATAGTATACTAAATCTTCGCATATCTTACCAATCAAATTAGGATTAAATGAAAAAGTTGTATTCGGTTGAGCAAATAGTGCTGCGAGATAAAACTCATCTGGAAAATGTTCTCCAGGTTGCCAATCCCACTGACCTGATGCGTATAAATCATGAATTGCTTGCATTAGAGTTGCATCTCCTAGTCTATCAATATCACCCATACGAAGTTGTACTTCAATGATATAGTTGCCTATTACCTCTACATTTACACATCCAGTATATTTATCAAGATGAGTTTCAAGCCAGTTATGAGCATGCCTGTACACATCGTCAGGAGTATCCATCTCATTTACAAGTTCCCAGTAGTCAAAAGCTCCGTGCTGAAGCTTTTCACCTCTAAAAATAAAGCAATCTACTACTTGACCATGAGCCATAATAAAATCAAATGAATAGTGCTCTCCCATGTGATAAGGCGACCAAAACAGTCCTGGATCAGTAATTTGCTGATACTGTTGATGATTGTGACAAACTTGTGATTTAACAGAACCACCTAGTAGGTTGATGATTGGTTTTACACAAACAGGAAATTCAGTAGGATGAGTACCAACAGGACCGTGTGTCAGTCCTTGTGAAGAACAGATAAACAGCTTATCGTAGATGTGACGATACTCAGAAAACTGACACCAAGCTACTGGATCTGTAGTTGGAATTATTACATCAGTATCTGAAACTTTACCTGCATAGTGAGCAGGCATCTGCTTTATAGGGTTATAGGTGCTCCAAGTCACAGCTTGCCTCCGCAGTGTGGGCACGTTTTGTCTTCAGCAAAGTCTTTTAGCATATTGCGAAGTTCTTTTGCTTCTTTGAGTTGAGTTTTGAGCCAAGCTTTTCGTCTTTGACTAACCGGACGTTCAAGTTCTGTTTTAATAGCTTTTTTCATTCTTTGAAGTTTATCTTCAAAGACGCCGACAAAAGCAGTAATTTTGCGTTTAGTCATCGAATTTTCCTCCTGTTATAAGATTTGTGACTGTTGTAACTCGTTCTTGCTCAATAATATCAATACACATATTAGTTATATCAATGTCCTTTTTCAGAAAAAACATTTTTTGTTGTAACTTTTCAAGTTCTTGTTGATAAAACTCAAGCTCCCGTTCTTTACGAAGTTTGTGTTCTAGTATATCTGATAAGTGTATAATTTTATCTGTCAATGTTGCACCGCTGGAGACCAAAAAGTTGTACGTCCATCATTAAGTTTTACTCTCTCAACTGGGTTGCCATAGATATCTTGTGTTTGGTTATATACCATTACATGACCGCCACGAGCTTCAACTATCTCGTTAGGGTTAGAAGCAAAGCGAGTATACTGTCCATGATTATTATAAAGATCAGAATAGTTACGAATAGTTGCACCCCCAGTGGAGTATGATGCCGAAAGTATTTGACACACTGCGTGATAAAGTTTTTCAAGTTCTTCATCTGTGCATTCCTCTATAAGTTTATCAGGTCTTATCCCAGCGAGAAAAAGAGACTCAGATTTGTAGATATTTCCGACTCCAGATATTTGAGACTGATCCATAAGCCACTTAACCATTGTCCATCGGGGTTTGAGACGAGCAATGCGTAAAAATTCGGATAGAGTACAAGGATTATTAAGCATATCAGGACCAATAGAATCCAGTTTTTTATGATGATCCTTATCATCAAATACAAACTTAATAGTGCCAAAATTGCGTTGATCATTATAGTATACCGCCGTATCGTCATCAAAGTAAAACGCAATGCGAGTATGCTTTGAAGGTTGAAGTTTAAAGTTACCACTCATACCGAGAGTAGTATACATGTAACAGATAGGAAATAGGTCGCCAAACTCCCACCAAATAAACTTGCCTTTGTTGTATACGCCTTTTACAGGAAGATGGTTATCTTCCAGTGCGATGTAAAAATTAGCAAAGCCAGCAGGTAAAGTTTTAGTGTACCTACCAGATATAAAGTTTAAGTTTACAAGTGACTTACCTCGTACAGCGCGATCTACTTGCCGAGCTGTACGAGTGCATTCTGGACCTTCTGGCATTAAGAAACCTGAATCGCTATGTAGATACAAAGAGCAATGATAAGTAGTTTACCGTAGTCAAGATCAAAAGCTGTACCTTCGCCAAAGCGTTTTTCAAACTGTTTTTTCATGATTACCTCATTCTTAACTGCATAGAACGCGGAAAGCCCCAAACATCAATAGCTGGAACACGAATCTTTCGTTCTTTAGTATTCTTTTTATCTGGATTGTCAATTGTGAGCATCACACGCTTGCCTGCACGCCAAGCAGCCGTTTTATTCAAAAGCTCTTGATTAGAGCCCGTATAGTCGCGACGACAAGCGTTTACAACAGTACGGGAATAGTTAGGGCGTTGACCCTGAGAAATAAAACCTTTAGACTTACCACCTTTTTTTGCCATTTGCATCTCCATTAGTTTTGATATACACAATATATCAAAATAAATAGCATTAAGCAATTACAGAGTAGAAGTCATTGATACATAATTGGAAGTGATTGTTGAATTTTGATAGAGGTCTAAAAATGAAGAGACAAACTGGTGAGGTTCATAGTGATAAGAACACTGTGAACACTCAACCAGGTCAATAGGTTCTACTTTACCTCGCAGAAACCAAATTTCTTCTTCATAGGAACATAGCGGGCAGCTACTTCTGGCTCTCTGAATAGACATGATTTACTTTTTTCTTGTATAAGTCCATAGAGTGATCAAAGATTCCGTCAAAGACTTGTCCTTTTGCAATAGCACGAGCACGTCCTCTCCACCGATCTTTAAATCTTTGCCACGGAGTCATTTTTCTAATATTGCCATAATAGTTAATATAAACTAATTGACCGTGATGACGGTATATAAATGGAAACGGTACCTTTGTAACAATATCATTGTTATTTACAAAGCGCCAATGTTTAATATTGTCGTTTACCATCTCTTTAACGAAGTCTTTATTACCTACACGGGGGGAACCAAATGTATAAAGTTCATGGGCGTCTAACCGACTTGCCATAATGGTAGCTAATGCAGCTCCTAAAGAATGCCCCGTACATGTAATTTCAAAACCATCGTCAAGTTTTTGTTCGCTTATCCAACGAACAATATCATCATACACGTGATCGATAGCTTGTGCAAATCCAAAATGGACTAAACCCTTTTCTCGTGCCTTTTTTCTCCAAGCCTTAGCATCAGCTAAAATATCTTTCATTTGATCAGGCTCGGTTCCTCTAAATACGATGAAAATATTATTTGCATGGGTACAAGTAAAGGCTTGAGTACCTTCTTTGTCATACCAAGCCCAGTTATTGATTCCTAGTTTATTAAGTTGCTCTTCAACAACATCTTTGTCTTGATATACAAGACTAGCAAAGTCTGCCATTGCAGCAGCTTTTTTTAAGTTTAAGTTCATGAGGGGAACTCCTTATCTTATTTTAATATAGTTACTTTTTCCAAGTACTCCTAGTTCTTTAGGAAAACAATTAAACCCAAAACAAACTCTAGGTGTAGTAACAAGAT